GTTCTCCCGCCCGGGCAAGCCCACGCAATCGCACTTCGGATGGCGCTGGAAGCCGGCGTTGTACCGGTACCAGCGGCCCGCCAGGAGCACGCAGCGGGAGCAGGACTGGCCGACGAGCATCCGGACGTAGCCGGTCGCCTGCGGGCGTGCGGTCGTAGCGACGAGGTCAGCGACCCGGCCGGCGTCAGCGACCTGCGTGCGGACGATCCGGTCGAGCAGGAACCCACCGGCGGCCAGCGCCTCGTCAATCGAGGTGCCATGACCGATGAGCTCGAGCGTCCCGATGACCGGCTGATACAGCAGGTTGTCCAGGCCGCGGCCGTCCGAGGCGATCCCGGACAGCGATGCGGACGCTGTCCGGCCGGTAGCGGCCGGGTCAAGACCTTGCGCGTCGAGGACCTCGTCCAGGTAGCGGTCAGCCTCGCCGGCGGCGACCCGCTGCGCGCCGGTAAGCACCACCATCAGCGGCAGCAGCTGAGAGATCCACGTCTGGGAGATCTGGGCCGGGTTGAGCCGGCGCCAGGCCCGGCGGGCCTCGTCGGCGACCGCCTCGACCAGGCCGATCCGGTCCCGGCCGTGCGCCCGGGCAACCTCAGCGAACGACTGCATCGGCCGGCTGCGGCTGGCCGGCGGCCGGATCAGCTGCGAGCGGCGGGTTCAGCCGGGCGGCGATCTGGTTGACCGGGTTCCGGGCCTCCTGGGCGGCGAACTGCTCGGCGAGCTTCTTGCGCCGGGCGGCCGAATAGCCGAGATCCACCCAGGCCGCCTCACGGGGCAGAATGTCCGCCTGAACCAGCTTCACCGCGGCGTCAGCGGCCTGCGCCCGGGTCGGGGTGGCCGGCGAGCGCCACTGGGTCTCGAGCAGCCGCATCCGGTCGTCCCATTCGCCGTCGCGGATGCGGACCGCGATCTGCTGGGCCCGCTCCCACGACGCCTCGGCGCCGGTCTCGAAGTCCTCGACCTGCTTGATCAGCCGGGACTCGTCGGCCAGGATGCCCTCCGCGCTGGGCGGGTTCGTGGTCGCCTGGCCCAGGTAGCGCATCGGCAGACCGGTGACGCCGCTGACCAGCTGGGCGTAGTGGTTGACGATGCCGGAGAAGTTGGCCAGGTCGGCGGCGCTGAGCGACCCGACCTTGGCGTCCGGGTTCTTCAGGGCCCAGATCGCGCCGAAGTAGGCCTCCCACTGCGGGAGGACGTTGCCGTCCTTGTCCTTGAAGTCCGTGGGCTGGGCGCCGACCACGTACCGCTGCGGGACGGCGAGTGCCTCGGTGGCGACCTGGGCGTTGGTCAGGGCCCGGGCGGCCGCGTCGGTGAGGCCGATGATGCGGGTCATCGCCGAGCGGCCGTGCCGGCGCGACAGTTGCTCGCGGTGAACCAGCGGTACCACCGGCACCACGCCGAGGCCGTGCTCGTCGCGGTCGACCTCCGTCCAGGTGGCGTTGCGCCGCTCGAGCCAGATCGTAACGTCGGGCAGGTAGAGGGTGGCGTGGGTGAGGCCGTCGTCGACGTAGGACTTGGCGGCGGCGATCGGCTGCCTGGTCCGCGGGGACAGCTCGACGGCCATCTCGTTGGACGACTCGACCGTGATCAGCGGGGTCGCGGCGTCCCGCGGCCGGTCCTCGTCGCCGCCCTCGGCCGACGGGGCGTCGGGGGTGGCGGCGTCGCCGGCGCCTATCACGATGAACGCCTGGCCGAACTTCAGCGCCTCCAGATGAGCCAGCTTCGACTCCCGGTCGAGGCTGTTCTCCTGCCAGATCCGCCACAGGTCCTCGTCGGCCTCGGTCGCGTCCGGCAGCTCGAATCCCTCGAGGGTGATCCGCTCGGCGAGGGCATCGACGTAGGTGCCCGGCCACGCCACGATCGTCAGGAAGCGGCGCAGCTCCGGCGGGATGGCCAGGCCGAGCTGCTCAACGCGCTGCTCCCCCTCGTAGTAGGCGTCGAGCAGCCGGTTGTGCCGCTGGGCCCGCTGAATCTTCGTCCAGAGCCGGTTGAGTAGCGTCTTCTCGTCGTCGGAGAGGGCCACACGACCCCCTCACGTGGACTATCGGAGCACCAGGACGGTCGTGTCGATCTCGGGTTCGGGTTCCCACTTGCCGGCGGCCAGGGCGTCGAGGCGGGCCTGCCAGGACAGGCCGCCGGCCATCGCCAGGTCGATCTTCTTCGGCGAGTCCGGGCGCTCTTTGGCCATCACCCACAGCGGCTTGCCCTCGTCGTCGCGCAGGTTGGTGTCGCGTTTCTGGGCGTGGCCGATGTGCTGCCAGAACGTCTCGTCGCCGTCGTTGTTCACCTCGCCAGCGGCGATCGCCAGCTGGTAGGTGCGGCACATCAGCGCGGTGCGGCGGATGTTGCGGGAGTCGGTGTAGAACTCGGCGAACACCTTCGGCCCGTACCGGCCAGACCAGTCGGCCAACCGGGTGTCCCAGCCGCGGGCCGGGTCGCCGTAGAACCTGATCAGGCGCCACCGTTTGACGATCTCGTCGACGGCCTCGTCGACCTCGGCGACCGGCACCTCGTCGTCGGGCTGCTCCTCGGGGATCCACAGGCCGAACCGGTGCTGGAACCCGGTCTCGACCTCGGTGACGACCAGCGCGGTGGTGTCCTTCCAGCGGGAGCCGTCGAACCCGCCGGTCACGGCCGCGCCGCGCGGAATCAGGTAGCCGCGGCGGGCCTGGGTGCGCCACTTCTTGGCGTCGAACGCCTGCCGCTCGCCCTGCGTCCACCGGTTCGTCCACACCCGCTCGAGGTAGGCCAGATCTGCGCCCGGACGGTCCCACTGCTTGGCGATACCGCGCAGATCCGACCAGGCCGCGACCGCCGGGCCCGAGGCCTCCCGGATCGCGGCGATACGGCCCTGCATCGTCGTCAGGTCGTGGCCTGGGCCGGCCTCGCGGTGGAAGTAGGACAGCTCCGGATCCTCGATCTTGCCCTTGAGGATCAGCTCGGCCTCGTCCTTGTCGAGCTCGGCCACCGAGCCGGCGCCCGGCTCACCCGCGGTCGTGATGCCGAGCGACCACGGGTCGTCGAGGGGCCGTTTGGGGAGGTTGGCCTCCATCGTCTCGTAGGCCGAGCGGTGCCGGGCCGAGGTCAGCCGGTGCGTCTCGTCGTAGCCGGCGAACGTGGTCCGGGCGCCGTCACGGGCGTTCGGGGACTGCGCGAGGGCGACCGCCTTGCCGTCCGCCCGGCCGCGCTCGTCAAGCCGGAGGATCCGCTCGAGACCCGCGTCGAACAGGTCGGCGTCCGGGCCTTCCCGGCAGATCGTCAGCAGAACGTTGTACGCCAGCTCCTCGACCTGGTCGACCGTGACCGCCAGCATCGGGATGTACGGGTCACGGACAGGGCGGCCGACCGGCACCCACGCCGAACCGACCCGTTTCCAGCCGTCGAACCGGACCGGCCCCTCCGGGTGGAGCTCGGCGAACGCGACCCAGCCCATCTTCTCGGTCTTCGCGGCGCCCTTACGCAGCGACCAGCGGACCCGGCGGAACCGGCGGCGGCCGGCCAGCTCATGCTCGCGCGGGAAGACCTCGTACGCCCGGTAGATCAAGGCGCGGGTCTCGCTGTCGAGCTTGGCCGGCTGCCCCTTCAGCGAGCCGGGCCCGAAGATCGCCCGCTCCTCGATCAGGTCACAGACCCCGGGCCCGAGCGTCGGCCACGGCCGCTTATCCAGCGGCGGGACAACAACCGTGGTCACACGGCATCGCCGAGGATGCTGCGCGGGTCGTCGGCCTTCTTCACCGCCTTCGGCGCGGCCGTCCGGCGGCGAGCACCGCGGTCCTGCGCCTCATCGACCTTCTCGATCTCCCACTGCAGCCGGCGCCGGTCGAGCGGAGTGAGGCCGAACGCCATGCGCTGCTGGCGGATCTCGGCGGCCAAGTCCTTGCGCAGCTTCGGATCCTCGGTGCTCCAGAAATCGTCGACCAGGACCGCGAGGCCGAACAGACCGTGCAGGTCGCTCTTGTCGAACTCCGGCGCCATCGGCGACGCCCAGATCGCCCTCCACCAGGCTCGCGTCTGCTCGTGCCACAGCCGGGTCGGAAGCGCCGGCGTCTCGACGTCGTGCACCAATCTCAGCGTCGCGGCGGTGGACGCTCTGTTACGGCGAGCGCGGACCGACGGATCCTTCGGTGGGGGGCCGGGCATGTCGTGCTCCTCCTCTGCCGCCTTGCGCGGCCAACGGAGTCCCGGGTCACCTTGCGTGACCTGGAAGTCTGGGAATCTCGTACGCGGAAAAGACGCCCTCCCCGGCGGTCCGCCACCCTTGTGGATCTTGGGGGATCCTCCCCACCCCGTCACTCAGCGTTAGCACCGTCGGGTGTCGTAAGTCCGTAGGCAGGGTCGGTGAGCACACGATCGACCGTCTCAAGGCGCCTGCGCTGCCGTTCGACAAGTGGGTGGCCGTCGGTCAGTCCCTTGGCCAGCAGGTCGTCAAGCTCGTGCTTGTAACGCGCCTTGTCCTGCTCGAACGCCTCGCGGGTGAACTCCATGGTCAGCCTCCGTGTGCGGCCTTGCCTCCGGCTGAGCGGTTGCACAGCTGGTGCTCGGGCCCGCGGATGCGACGCTGCTCGTCATGGCCAAGGTCCCATGTCTGACCGGGCAGGATGAGCCGGGCCGGCATGAGGCAGCGTGGTGCGTGGCAGTGCACGCCACCTCGGGCAACACGGACTGCCCATGATCGCCGTGCCTGGTCGTACTCGGTGTCGTAGCCACGCGCCTGACGCCGGCCACGGCGGAGCTCGTGCTGCTGGCCGCAGGGCGCGCACCGGCCACGGTCCACGAGGGTGGGGCAGCTGCCTTGGTGGGCCGGGCATCCGGTGCATCGGCAGACGCGCTGGGCGCGGCGCATGGTCAGCCGAGCAGCATGAACGCGCCGAGCAGGGCGGCGAAGACGAGGTAGGGCGCGAGGATGGCGGCTGCGATCTTCCAGTCGGTGGCGGTTCGCATGTTCACCACCTTGGATACGCAGAAACCCTGCCGGATCAGGACCGGGCAGGGTTCACTTGCGGCAGATCTTCGCAGGCGTCTAGGCAATCGTCAAACCACGGCGGCCCACTCCATGGCGTTCATCGTCTCACCACCGACTCTTGCCGCGCCGCAGCCTGTACGCCGAGTGCATGCGACGGATGCGCGGGTGCGAGCGCCGGAACAGCAGCTGGTAGCCCGCCGGCGTGAGCCTCAGGGTGCTCCCGCGAAATATCAGCGGCGGCATTACGAACACCTGCCCGGCGGGCACCACGATCGGCTCCTCGAATCTGATCATGGCTACATGGCTCGTGATGTCCACGCCGCTGACGCTGACCGACGTGGGCTTGCCCGGTAGCAGCGTCATGCCGCTTCCTCGCTCTCCGTGGCGTTCAAGCCACTTTGACCTTCGTGCTGGTCTTGATGTGCTCGCCGAGGACCTGAATGCTGCCGTCCTCGCTCGACCAGGTGGCCCCGCACGCCCGGCAGGCCGCCCGCTCAGCGGTCAGGTTGACCCGCAGGGTGCCGGTCTGTTCGCAGTCGGGCAGCGGGCAGGTGGCGCCGCGCAGCACGAGGACGTTCTCCCAGCCGACCAGGACGGCGGACCAGCCTCGCCACCGGCGCAGGTCGGCCAGCAGGCGCTTCTGCAGGTCGTGGTCGAGGTGGCCAGCGGCACCAACGAGGGCGCGCACGTTGGACTCGACGGACGCGCGCAGGGCCAGGCCGAGGTCTTCGCACCAGGCGAGGACGGCCATGCTGATCTCGTCGTGGCAGGACAGGGCCTCGACGGCGAGGGGTGGCCGGCTGGCGGGGATGCTGCTGGCCTGCGGTTCGCCGCTGGAGCAGCCGGCCGGGATGACGGATTGGTAGAGCTGGGCGAGCAGGCCCGGGAGGACGGTGGTGTGGTGGCGGACTTTCTTGTGCCGGTTGCTGTCCCACACCTCGTAGCGTTCACGGTTGAAGTGGGGTTCGGTCAGGGTGTCCGCGATGGTGGCGATCTGGTCGAGCAGGGTCACGGGCACTCCTCGGTCGGTGCTGAACTTTGCGGCCAGCCCAGGTGCTGGCGGTTCGTGTGCGGCGTCCACATCTGCCGCTCGGGTAGGTGTTTGATGCGCCGATCAAGGCAGGGCCGGCCGGGCTGGGCGCCGCATCCGCAGGGTCCGTATTCGTCCCAGGCGGCTTCCGGCGTCCAGTGAGCGCCGTAGTCGCTGGGCATCTGTCCCGATCGGCTCACGACGGTCTCAGGCGGCTTCTGCGCGCGGGTCGGTGGCGCGGTCCCGGGCAAGGTGGTCTTCGGCGGCCTGGGTGGCGCTGAGGGGGCTGCCGTAGCCGGCTTGGCGCAGTAGGCGGGTGAAGGTGGCGCCGGTCATGGTGACGTAGCCGTCGGCGGGGCTGGCTTTGCCGCGGCGGTGGTGCCAGACGGCCGAGTAGTCGGCGCCGTCGTTGGCCTGTTCGATGGCGGCCTCGTCGACCCAGGCGGCCAGCTCGGTGGCGCGGCAGTTTTTCGCTTCGAGGACCCAGCCGGGGATGCCGGCGATGTCGCCGCGGTCGCTGGTGCCTTTGAGCGCGCGTCGTTCGGCGTGCGGGAAGCCTTCGGCGGCCAGGTGGCGGACGACGGCGGTCTCCCATGCGGTGCCTTTGCTCTTGCTGGCGCTCATGCGGCACGCTCCTCGATCGCCTGGCGGAGGTAGC